AAGGTTTAGTATCATAGAAGGGGTTAATATTATTTAAATAATTATAAGTACCATCAATGGTATCAATGCTATATGATATGTTAACATTATTAGTATATGGTAAATATTCAAAAAAAAATCGATGTGTATCATTAGCAGATAAGGTAAAATCATCTGTTGTTATTGTTAAAAACTTGAATAGAGCACTATTACCATAAATAATTATTGAATTATTTGATGTATTTTCAAAATCAAATGTAAAATTAGGGTAATTTGACGGAGGACCGTAAATTTTAATAGGTCGATTAATAAATATATTATTAGGTCCATATTTAACATCAAAAATCAATTTTTTGAGTTCATCATTAAAGTCTTGTATATTATATACACCGGGTGGCATACTGGTTGAATATCTAACTATATTACCTGTATCCTCGGTCCACCCCCATTTAATATTAACACTGTTATATGTTACATTAAATATTTCATCCGTTTTACGTACTCTATATTCAAATATATTTGGTATAGCAACAGTATTTTCAAATTCTACTATCATATTATCAATACCCGAAATATCAGTACTTGAATTATCGATACTAACAGAGTTCGAGAAGTCTACACCATGATATAATTGATATATTGGAATACCTGGTAATTTATAATGTAATCTGTAAGATAAAAATTTATTTTCTATTGTATAAAATTTCATATTTTCTATAATCACATATCTACCAAAGGCTATTTTAAGATATTTAATAGAAGAATCTGAAAATCTTATTTTATCAACATTATTGATATTCCCATTACTAAGGTCCAATGATACATTATTAAATGTTGAACTTATAAATTTTATGTTTGATATATCTTTGATACTTTTAAAAGTTTGTTCCATATTTTAATAATAACATTAAAATATTATTATTTAATTTGTAATAAAGCGTGGAGCTATATTCATAGTAATTAATTCTTGAAACAAAAGCTTACACGAATATGGTAGTTTAATTAACTTAAAGTCTGTTCTATTCTCACACATATTACACAAATGTACGTGTGTTTCATTATTAAATGCAGCAATCATGCCACATTTACCGCAACTATATACCTCAAACTTATCTGATGCATCATATATTCTACCTTTGGTGAATTTTGATGCTCCGTGAGATATCATACAATCTCTTTCCATTTCTCCAAATCTTAGACCACCATCACGCGAACGTCCCTCGGCAGGTTGTCTCGTAAGTGCAACCATAGGACCAATGGACCGACTATGAGTCTTATCCATTACCATATGTTTCAAACGTTGGTAGAAACAAGGTCCCATAAATATTGACGTTTCGATTTGCTTACCAGTTATCCCATTATATAAGATTTCTTCTCCATTTTTTTCATATCCAAGCTTAAGTAACTCCGCTGATATAGTTTTGATATCCAAATCTCCAAAACTTGTGCCATCTCCAAATAGTCCTAGTTCAACCAATACTTTACCAAGCAATGTTTCCTTTAGTTGTGCAATTGTCATTCGCGACGGAATGGCATGAGGATTAATAATAATATCAGGTTTAATACCTGATTCGGTAAATGGCATATCCTGTTCAGGAATAATGTTTCCAATAGTTCCTTTTTGACCATGACGACTTGAAAACTTGTCTCCAATAACAGGTTGTCTAACGGTTCTAACACGAACTTTACAAAAACTGTATCCATCACCGTTCCTATCTATGTAATTTTTATCAATATAGCATTCTTCGTTCGTCCTATATACTTTACTTTCATCTTCATATTTAATTATTTTTGTGTGATCATTTCTATTTTCTTTAATAGGAATGACTTTTCCTATGATAATATCTCTATTTTCCAATAGCGTATTTTCATCAATTATTCCTTTATTATTTAATTTATTATAATTGCCAAACTTGGTGTTTTTAGTTTTACTTTTGTCAGGCTTACATCTAATTTCGTCATCACCATGCAATTTTTTATCTTCGTCTTTTTCTGTGTGATAAATTGTTGCTTGAAATAGTCCTCTGTTAATGGAACCTTGATTAAACATTATACTATCTTCTTGATTATATCCTGTATGCGTCATAATCGCTACTATCACAGGTATTCCCGACGGAATCTCGTTAAGCTTAATTAAATTCATAATTCTTGTATCCACCAATGGTCTATGGGGATAATTTAATACGTAACTAGTTTTATCCATTCTGTTATTAAAATTAGTAACATATACACCCATAGCTTGCTTTCCCATTGCACATTGATATGTATTTCTTGGCGATTGATTATGTTCCGGATAAGGAATGCAAGATGCCAAAATACCAAATATGGTACTTGGATGAATCTCGCAATGTGTATATTTATATCTATACTTGTCATAGTTTTCTAAATTTTTATATTTAAGAGCAATCATACAATTGTTTTGCTCTTCCGGATCAATATATTCTATAACAGATGTATCCTTATAAAGTAAATCATCCCATTTATATTCTTTATTAATTATTGAATTAATAATGTCTTTTGTAAGCAAAAGTTCATTGTTTTCAACACGCAAAATCGGACGAACCAATCTACCTGCGTCATTACACACATAGATTTCTTTTCTTCGGTAATTAAAGATAATAGAAGTGTAGATATTAATAATACCTGATGCTTTTTTAGATTTAAGATTTTTATACATCTTATATGGTTCATCGGTTATACCTACCCAGTTACCATTTATAAAAACTTTTACCTTATCATAGTAATTAATATCTGTATCAATTTCAAGATTGATTATATCTTTTTCTACTATTTCATATAAAATAGTAGCATCACTTGGCATGGTTACACTGGTCATATAAGACAAGTTTTTAACCACACCTACAGATTGACCTTCTGGTGTTTCTGCGGGACATAAAAACCCCCATGTGCTGTTGTGTAGTTTTCTCGGAGGAATAAGCTTACCACTTTTATCAATTGGAGTATTAATCCGTCTTAAATGACTCAAACTTGAGATATATGTAAGGCGATTTAATACTTGTGCTACACCAACCTTATTTGAACTATTTTGCTTTATGGCAAAATCACCGGTAGATAGCGAACGTTTAATACCATTTTCAATGGTAGTTGATTTAATAATTTTGTAAATATTAGTATGATTTACAATATTGATATAATCATCGTTTGATTTCCATGAACCAATATTTATTTCTCTTACGGTTTGCTTTATCATATCTTTCACTAATTTATTAAAATAATTTCTATATAAATTATTAAGCAACGAACCGGTTAAATCAATCCTTTTATTTTTATAATCATCACGATCATCAAGAGGAATGTGACCAAGACTGGCTTTAATTAACTTGTTAGCCATGTATCCAAGAAAATATATTTTTTCTGTAGTTGTACGACAATGTGGGAATAGGTCATTTTTAATAACATCAAGTGCAAACTCGCGTTTTTTAAGCATCCCATTCTCTTTATCTAAATTAATTGGTGTAAACATAACATTATTAGTTATATATCTCAGTGCATCCTCATAAGACTTAATATCATATCCATCAACAATAGTCCCTTTAATACGAACTAATATCTTTTTGTTAAGTTGTTCTTCAAGGTCAAGAACAATTTTTTTACAAATATCTATATCCGAAATAATATTTAAAACCCTAAAAATAACGAACAATGGTATAGGTTTTTTAATTCTAGGAATAGATAAATATATAGTATATTCATTTGTTTTATCTGATATATACATTGTCAATTGTTTAGGAGATATACATCTGAAACATGGTACTGATTTTATTTCTGCGGCGAATTCCCATTTATTATTGTTTTTAGAAATGTTGAAAATCTGAATCTTATTTTCTGCTGCACGTTCTTGACCTAAAACGGTTTTTTCTGAACCATTAATAATAAAATATCCTCCTGGGTCATACTTGCATTCACCAGTAATGTTATTACTTATGTGTTTATAATTATGCAGTAAACACATGGATGATTGAAGCATAATTGGGATTTTACCTATATGTACTTTAGGTATTACATTATACATTTCTTTTACGTTTTCTAGGTTTTCGCCACTTCTAATAATGTATTTTAATTTAATATCAATAAGTGTACCAGATGAATATGTAAAATTACGCAAACGACATTCATTGGGAAACATCAACTTGGTTGCTCCGTTATTTTCATGAATTTGAGGTCTTTGAATGCTAAAATTTTCAAAAGAAACATTAATTTCAAGTGAATATTTGTTTACATCTTTATTATAATATTGTTCTGACCGAATAACAACAGGATTGAACATTTCAATTGTATTAATAATCTGATTATTAATGAAATAATTATAAGACTCAATCTGATGCCTCACCAATCGTTCCAAATATCTGTTTTCAAAATATGAACCGATAAGATACCATGGCATTTCATTTAGACTATTATTATCACAACGGTTCATTTTGTATTAATTATAATATCATTTATTTATATTTAAATCAATTTATTTTTTATTGTAAATATATATAATATGAATCCGACATTTAACAATACATTTGGACCCATGCATCGCAATAATTGTGATTATTTTTTAATTATCTCAATGGTAGGCGTTTTTGTAATGATATTATCTTTATTTTATGCTATCATAAGATATAAGGAAAATAAGAACCTACTTATAGTAGCATTATCAATACTACAACCTTTTATATTATACTTCCAGAATCGTCTCCTTTATAATATGTGTGTTAAAAGTATTTAATTAGTAATAATATAATAAATATTTTGTTGTCATATTCATTATGTCATCAAATAAAAAAGAAATAAAAATTAATCCAGAATTATTTAATATTTCTGGTAAAAAAAAGAAGGAAAAAACAAAACGAACAAAACCGATAAACATTAAACCTATGACAATCAAACGTGATTTAATAAAAAGAATACGTGAAAGAAAAAATCTAGCCAACAATAGTAACGATTCTTTAAAAAATTCAATTAAATTGTTTAAAGAAGTTAGTGAAGAAAAGAAAAATAGCGTTCCTCAACAAAAAGAAGTCAGAATAAACACAAATGAAAACATGCAATCTGTAAACATGCAATCTGTAAACATGCAATCTGAAAACATGCAATCTGTAAACATGCAATCTGAAAACATGCAATCTGAAAACATGCAATCTGAAAACATGCAAGAGCAATATGAAGTAATTCAACCTGTCTCAATGAACACAATTGATCCGCCTCCTTATAGTAATTTAAAAAATAGCATTAAACCAACATATAGAGAATGGAAAAGTACTACACAGAAAAGACCGCATCCGGTTGTTTTGGTTGATTCTATTAAAGAAAAAAAACCTACAAATAGAAAGGTTAAACATTATACTAAGTTAGGTAAACGAAATAAAACTATATCTATACTTATTAAAGACAGAGAAACGCGTAAAAAAATAGACAACGAATTAAATTTATTAAAAAAAGAAGAAATATCAAAAATAAAAGAATATTTAAGAGAACGAGGACTTATAAAAATTGGGAGTCATGCTCCAGAACATATCTTAAGAGAAACGTATGAAAACGCGTTCTTGGCTGGAGATATTAAAAACACTAGCAAAGATACATTGATTCATAATTATATGAATACATAATATAGATGAATAATCTTTCGGACAAGATATGGGAGAAACAACACGATATTGTATTAAAAAATTGGGGGGAGATCTCAGCATGTTATGCATGGATGCACGATCGCGCGTTCAGAGAATATAAACGGAAAAATATACATTATGCGATACCAGTAATTATATTGAGCACTTTGACAGGGACCGCAAATTTTGCGCAGCAAAATATACCAGAACATCTTAGACCAATGGCAATTATGGTAATAGGAGGACTTAATTTACTTTCAGGACTAATAACTACATTAGCTCAATTTTTCAAAATAAACGAACTACAGGAATCACATCGTAGTTCAAGTGTAATGTTTTCTAAATTTTCAAGAAATATAACGGTTGAATTAAACCTTCCTGTAAATGATAGATGTAGTGATGGTTCGGTGTTTGTTGATACTTGTAGACAAGAATACAACAGAATGATAGAACAAAGCCCTTCTATTCCAAACAGTATTTTAATATTATTTAATAAAAAATTTAAACATAGTTTGTTTAGTAAACCAACCATATCACAATTACATGAAATAGTAATTTATAAAGATGATGAAACGAGTGTAGAAAATAAACATTTAGAAAGGTATAAACTTATTGAACAGCAAAGGCATAAAAGTGCTAAAAATTTAAAAATAAAACGTACATCTTTTAAACTTCCTAAAGCACTTAGAACGAATACTCTTGATGATTCGGATAGTGAAGAATTGAACACGGAACGCAGTTACTCGGGTGATATTGAGTTAACTGTGCCTACAACTGTGCCTACAATAGTAGATTCATCGTCAAATAAAATATTAAAATTATAAAGATAGTTTAAACAATAAACTATCTTTATATTCATTATATGACGGAAGAGGGGAATAATTGTCGTTATTTGGAATACCATCATTTGAACTTTTTTCTTTATATTTTGTATGCTCACTTTATAACAATGGTGTTTTATAAAATGTCTGCAAACACCTACTTACCTAGTTTGATGTATAGAGTAAGGGTTCTATTAAATGCTATATATAAATACATGAATCCACAGAAAACATATCTGAATGCATCAGACTCGGTGTTATTGGTGATTGATATGGTGGATGCTTATAGATCGTTATTTTCTTCTCGTATGATTAAAGAAATTAATGCTAACATTGAATTGGCAAAGAAAAATAACATTCCTGTTGTATACACGAAGTGGGTAAGAACAAATAATACGGATGACATGATAGGTGATGTTGTAGATGGCAAAAGATTTTGGAGTTTTTATATACCGGAGAAAACTGATATAATAGATGAATTAAAAAAAAATATAGCAAAAGACGACCTTATAATTAACACTATTTTTCCTAATACATTTGCACATGGAACACAACTTATGGATGTTATTAAAAAAAGAAAGAACCTTATATTATGTGGAACATGGACGGAGTCGTGTATAAAACATACGGCGGATGCCGCGGTTGAAATGAATTTAAGACCATACATTTTGAAGTTTGCTTGTAGTGGTCATTGGCCTTTTTCGTCTTGGTCTATGATTATTCAAGGTATGTTACAAAGTGAAATAGTAAAATCTCTTATTTATGTTTAATCTTTTCTTTTGGTTTTTTTGTGTTTTTTCTTAAATGTTTTACCTTTTTTGTGTTTTTTATTTTTAGTTTCTTTTCTCTTCTTCTTATTTTTCTTGTTTTTATCCTTACTGAATTTTGGAATTTTAATTTTTCTGTGTTTCCTTGTTTTTTTGCCGGCTTTCATTAACGTGCCCCCCTTGTAGTCGTCGTCGGCGACGAAGCCGCTGTCGTCGCCGCTTATTATCTCGTCGTCGTCGCCGCTCATTGCCGCGTCGACGTCGTCATCTTGTTGCGACGATTCGCTGGAGCTATCTGCTTCTGTATCTGGTTGCGACAATCCGTTGGAGCTAGCGATCGGGGATGATTTGTCGACACTCAGTGGGTGCGGCACGCTGGTGTGCGTCGCCGCCGGCGTGTCTTCCTTCGCTTGTGCAAAAAAATATTTCTTAGCATTAACAACCATTTTATCATATAAATTTTTTTTTTTATCATCGACGAATTTATAAACAGGGGAGCGACGGTCGTCACAATATAGTTTTATATCGCGGATAATATCCTTTAACATAGCACCTGCATATTTTCCATTATCAATACGATAATTTTTATGGTATTCTGGGCAATTATATTTTTGTTTATCCCCATCAGTAATCCAATCTACACTGATAAATTTATCTTTATCTTTACTGTCAAGATCATTGAAGAATTTAATAAAATGTTCGTTGCGCTTATGAAATATCTCTTTTAGAATCCTCCATTCAAAATGGTCTGCATCTTGTGTTGAATAGAATATCATAGTGGTTCCGTGCGTCGCTTCTTCGTCGTCTCCTCCAGCTCGTCCGACATCCATTTTCATTACGTCTTTTTCCGAACGAACGACAATCTCCTCCTCGCAGTTATTTCCATTCTCCCCAAGAATGTTATGAATGCAATCTTCAATAAATGCATACCAAAAAGGTCTAAGATACTTTTTATTCGGAAGTAGTGGTTCTGTCGTATAAGTAATTTTCTTCGGTTTGTCACTAATTATTTTTTTTATATAAATATCAAAGTCAAAGGAAACTATTTTATCCGCATCCCTCGCCTCCCTCGCCTCCCTCTCCCTCTCCTCCCTCTCCTCCTCCTCCTCTTTAACTATAGAATCATATGAATCTATATATTCGGATATATCTTTATATAATCTATAAAAATTACTATCAGCAGAATAGAGTCCGTTTTGCGACGAATTATCAATATATAATTTTGCTTCATTCCAGAAGATGTCCTCGGGCGCGTCTGTGCGGTGGCGTTGCGCAGGCCGGTCTGGCGGCAGTAGCGACGGCGACGGCGGCGGCGGTGGCGACAGCGACCTCTTCTCCCCTTTTTTCTCCCTATCCATTTCCACGTCGTCGTCCCCGCCACCACTATGCATCATAGAATCATCAGAAATGAATAGACCTTCAAATGAAATTAAAGTATTACTTAAATTATTTAATAAATTATAGAAATCCAGCACTGGACCTTCGTCTCTTTGGTTCGACTTTAGATATAATTTACCTTCACCATTGATCAGTTCCAAGTCTTGAGTGTCTTCCGGTGGTGCTCTATAAAACAAAAATGGGTAGCGGAGCGCGCCGTCAATTGTCGCCGCTCTGCTGACACCACTTCTGAGCGTCGGGCGAGCGTTAAGAAATAAAAACCGGTCATAATGTTTTTTCGTGATCCAAAAACCTTGAATACCGTCAGTGTTGATTTCACTAGTAATATTCATGTAATTCCTCTCTTCTTTAGTATAATCTTTAAGATTATTTATTTTAAAAAGTTCTAAAAACTTATTTAATTTATATATAAAATCTTCGACTGTAAAGGGCGCAGCGCCCTCGTCCGCCATGATCGCCTCCACCATAGATGCCGCCGCCTCCGCCGCCGTCCTCGCCGCCGATGTTAACGACGCTGATAAATCAGAAGGAGGAGCACTCAACACGGCGTCCGCCGCCGGCGCCTCCGCCGGCGCCTCCGCCGCCGGCGCCAGGAAAACTCTCATCTTTTCTAATTCTTGTCTGTAATTTTTTAAATTATTATATAATTTTACAAAATCTAATAATACGTCATTTGCTGCCTCAAGAAATTTATTAAAATCATTCTGCGAAGGCTCCACCAGATTAAGTGCATTGGTTCTGGTCGCTGTGTTGATGTTGGCGTCGTATAAAGCCACCATATTACTCTTAATTTTATCAGTGAAATCGATATATATTTTACCCGGGTTATTGGGGAGGGGAAGAATTGTGAAAATATTAGCAAGCCCACTTACATTAGAGTCATCGCCTTCGCTCTCGCCGCTGCCGTCACACTTATTCATCATGACACACTGCAAAATATTATTTACTTTTTCTTTGATGTTATTAAAACCATTATTTTGGAGAAGGGTTGATGGTTCCCACATCGGTTCCTCTTGGGTGGATTGGGCACTAGTAGCAGGAGGAGGAGGAGGAGCAGCATCAGCAGCAGCAGCAGCAGGAGGAGGAGGAGGAGATGGTGGTACCACTGTTGATTCTCCTGCTGCTGCTGCTGCTGGCGCGGTGGCGGCAGAGGGACGTCAGACCCCCTACCGC